ATAATGAAGCTTCTATTGAATTAGCGCAAACAAAAAAAGAAGAGTTAGATACTATTAATGAACTTACTAAAAGCTATAATGAAATTTATAAAACTTATGAAGAAACTGGAAAAGGTGTTGATTCATTAAAAGATAAGTCTTATGAATTAATAGAAAGCTTTGGTGAACAAGGAAAATATTTATTAGGTTTAGTGGATAACTATTCTTTATTTAATAAAGAGGTTAAGAAATTACAACAACAGCAATTAAAAAAATCTTTACCTACTCTACAAGCAGGAACTGAAGCAGCAGCTCAAAATACTCTTCTTGATATTCAAGATGAGGATGACTATGATGAAGATATTACATTAGGTACTGTAAAAGTTAATTTTTCTGAATTAGATGATATAGAATCTATATTAGAAAAATATTATGCTTTACAGCAAGAAATTGCTTTATATCAAGAAAACGGAGAAACTGATTCAGATAACTATAAAGAAGCAGTTGGAATGTTTGCAAAAATAGGTGATAAAATAAGTGATTATACAGACCAACTAGAAGCGTTAACAAATACTCAAACCCAATTAATTATTGGAGCGATGTCAGACTCAACAGATTCTTCAGACTATAAAGAAAATAGAGAAAATGCAATAAATAAAATTTTAGCAAGCACAGATACTAATACTAAACAAGCGATAAAAAACTATATGGAAGCCAATGAAGATTCTACAGCAAGAGAGGCTGCTGAAGCTTTATATACAACGAATATATCCACTGCTGGTTCTGAAGTTAATCAAGAATATGAAGAAGAATATCAAACTAAGGCAAGTGCGGCAACAACTATTCAACAAGGAATTGCTGATGCGTTTGGGGCTGAAAATTTTTCAGACCTTCTTGGTAAAACCACTAAATCTGAATTAAATGAATTGACTTTTCAAATTGTTACTGAGGATGGAACAACTGAAACACATTCTCTATTTGTTAATGGAAAGTTAAATCCATTATTAGATACTAGTATTTTAGATAGTGATGACTCAAGGAAAGAGATGGGTGAAAGAGGTTACACTTATTCTACAGAAGAAGGTGGATACTGGTATAATGAAGAAACTGGAGAAAAAATAAAAGGCTTGGGTACAAGTGCACTTAATTTAAGTTTAAATCAGAATCAAGCTTTTAAAGATTATGCTACTTCTATTGGAATCAACGACGTTTCAAAACTTTCTAATTATGAGGATAGAAAAAATTTTTCTACTTCAGCAAAAGATAGTTACATGCAAGCAGTAGAAAATATTGATTCTTTATCTGAAGATGCCTATGGTGGAGAAAATAGAGATGAATATTTTGCACAGTTAAGTGAAAAATTATCAGAGTCAGGATTAGGAAGATTATCTGCTGAAAATATAAAAAGCTTGTTTCCTCAAAGTTTTTGGACGAAGCATCAAGATGATACGGTAGATGAATTAGCTGCTGCTATGGAAGAAGAGTTAAAAAATAATATTGAGACAGTTCAAAAAAATTTTGCTGAAACTGCTAGTCAAATTGCGGATAATGCTTCATCTTTAGCATCAAGTGTTTTATCTGGTGATGTTACTGCAGACAATATAGAAAGTGATGAAAATTATCAGGCTATAAAAGCAAATGCAGAATCTTTAAAAGAACTATATCCAGATATAATTGATGACGTTAATACTATTACAAATACTCAATTAACAGGAACTCAAGAATGGTTAGAAGCTCTTGAAGAAGTTCAAGATAAAATGGATGAAATTAAATTAAATGAACTTCAAAAAGATGTAGTTACTTCTTTTTCTAAAATTAAGGTGGATTTAGATTCTGATGAATTTTATGCTGATATGGAAGCAATTATTGAGAAGGACTACAGTGTTGTTGTAGAAATTAAATCTCAAATGGATGATGAATTTGAAACAGCATCTAACACTTTATCAAAAATTACAGAACAAGCCTCAAAAATTGGAGAAAATTTTGTTGTTGCTCAAGCAGATATTAAAGAGCTTGGAGAAACTTTTCCGGGAATTTTAGATAATGTAACTTATTTAAAAGATGGAACTATTAAATTAAATAAAGAAGCTGCGCAAAGCGCGATGGCAACCGCAAAAGAGGAAGCTGCAGCTACTATTGATTCAGCAATAACAGATATTCAAGCAAATCAGCAAAAATTAAAGCAAAAAAGAAATTATTATGCAGCTATGCTTACTATTGTGAATGAAGCAAATAATTCAGAAATAACTGCGGAAAAAGCAAAAAGTGAATTACAAAAAACAATAGCTGAATACAATGGGGGACTGAATGAAGAAGCAACAAAAACAGAAATGGAAAATGCTTTAACTGTAACTGATACAGAAAATGATGCTAACCAAACCGCTTATGAAAATTATAAAAAATTAGCTGAAGCACAAGTGAAAGTTAGCGCTAAAATGTCTGAAACGATTGCTCAAAATTGGCAAAATGCTTTACAAGGAAATGTTACAGATATTACTTCATCATTGGGAGATGTAGGAGATGGATATTCTGGTTCAGATTCTTCTACTGATAATCAAGCGCAAGGATTAGATACGGATAAAATTACAAACTACTTAGATGAGGCAGAACAATCACAAGCTTTAGCGGATGCGTTATCACAGCAAATCAAAGCAATAGATGATGCTATTGCATCAGGTAATGCAGACATAGTTTCTTTAATGGCTCAAAAAGCTGGCGCTGAATATGGTTTTACTAATGCTTCAACAGGAAAAGGGTATTCTCCAGACACAGATAGTGATGATGATTTAGAAAAATTAACAGATGAATTTGATTTATTAGAAAATATAAATAATCAGTTAAAAATTCAAGAAAATTATTATGATAGAATAAGCACTTTAGTAGAGCATGTATATGGTTTAACTAAATTAGAAGGTATAAAAGCAGAAAATAATGTACTTGATTCTCAATTAAAATTATATAAACAAAAAGATAAATTAATTCAAAAAGATATAAATAGACAAGGCAGTAAGTTAGTCAGTTATGGAGCTACATTTAATGAGGACGGAACAGTAGCTAACCATCAACAAGTTTGGGAGTCTTTAAAAGCGAAAGTTAATAAGGCGGCGGCTGCAGGCAAAGATATCACCTATCAAAAAGCAAAGCAAGATTTTGAAGATTATGAAGATGCTTATAGTAAATACAATGAATCATTACAAGAAAGTGGAGAAAATCTTGCAAAACAGCAAGAATTATTATATCAAAAAGTTGAAAACAATGTTAAGGCTATTGAAACAGAAATTCAAGTAAAAGTTGATGCAGGAGATGCAATTAGAAGTTTACAAGAATTTAAAGAATCAATGGCACTTGATAGTGACTTTACTACTAAAGCGGCAACTTCTATCGCTACAGGTATGAGCTATCAGAAATCTGGAGAGATGAGTGCTTATTTAGAGAAAGCTGAAAAAGCAAAAAAAGCTTATAATAAAATTAATAAAGGCGGAACGGATAAAACTTATGGTACTGACACTGAAGCTGCAATGAAAGCTTATCAAGACTATACAGAAAAAGCGGCTGAATCTGCTAAGTCTATGAAAGAAGCCATTGAAAGTTATTGGAGTAATATGAGTGATTGGATGAGTTCTATTAAAGAAGACTTTGATGATATTCAAAATAAGATTAAATCTATCACAGATGAAACAAAATATTATTCTGATTTATTAAATTTAATTCACAGTAGCAATAAAACCGAGCAAGCTTCATTAGCTACTGAACAAGGAAATTTATATGCCCAATCTGCTCAATATTATGTTCAAGAGCAACAAAAATGGAATAAAATTTCTGAAGATTATCAAGATAAAATAGATGCTCAAAATAAAGCTAAAGAAAAAGCAAAAGATAAATTAAAAAATGCAAAGACTAAAAAAGATAAAAAAGATGCTAAAGCAGCAATAAATGCAGCTGAATCACTTATTGAACAGTATGAAAGTTTAAGAGATGATGCTATTGAAAATGCGGAGACTGCACAAACTAATGCAGAACAAGCATCTTTAAATTCTTTAAAAGAATATCAAGAAGCTTTTACACTTTCTATTGAGGCGGCTTTTGAAGATTTAGATGATTTACTTACAGATGGTCTAGGCTCTGATTGGGCAGATAAATTATGGTCATTAGATAAAGATTATATTACAAATTGGTATGATAATATTGAAAAAGAATTTAACATAAAAGACTTTACTTTATCTATTAACATGGATATTGATGAAACTTCTTCAGAGGCTGTAAAACAAAAATTAGCTGATTTTAGAGATGAGCAAGAAGAGCAATTAAGAAATCAAGCATATTTAAGTGAGTATGACTTAAAGCTAGCAAAAGCAAAATATGCTGTATTGAAAAAAGAAATTGCTTTACAAGAAGCTCAAGAAAAGAAAACGACTTTAAGATTAAGAAGAAATTCTCAAGGAAATTATACTTATCAATACACTTCAAATAGTAATGATATTGCTAAAGCTCAAAGTGAATTAAACCAAGCTCAAAGTGATTATTATAAAGTTGCAAAAGATGGTTATATATCATCATATGAAAAATCTGTTAGCTTATTAAAATCTTTAGAAACAGATATGAAAGAAAAGGCTACATCAGAAGGTCTTGAAAATATAGATACTTTAACACAAGAAGAAATTCAAGCTTGGATGCAAGAACATGTTGGAGATTATTATGCAAAATGGAAAGTTGAATATGATGCTGCATATGATGATTACCAACAAGTTCAAGCTGACTATGCGGAAGCTGCTTACAATACTGCTGCATATCAAGCTAAAGAAACTGATAAGGTTTGGAGTAAACTATCTGAAGATGAACAAAAGCGTTGGATACAAGACTCTTTACCAAAATTAGGAACTGCTTTTACTAGTTATTATAGTGGAGTAAATAAAAACTCTAAAGAGATGGAAACTGTTGTATTAGGGGTTTGGAAAAAATGTACTCAAGCAATGTCTGATTATAAAGATGGATTTGAATTGCTCAGAGAGAAAGCTAATATAGAAATTCCTACTATCAATACTATAATAGAGACAAATACATCAGAAGTAGATGCTTTACAGAGCAAATGGAAAGATGTTGTTGATGAATATAAAAAATATGAAAAAGAAATTAATAATTCAGAAAAAATCACAAAATTACAAGAAAGTTTAAGTGAAGTTCAATCTCCTATAGAAACATTATACACATCTTTACAACAAGATGTTAAAGAGGTTACAACATTACACAATACCATTCAAAAGTTAAGAGGAAAAACAGTAACAGTAACAACAAAATATAAAAATAATTATACATTAAAAGTTAATGGAAAAAAGGTTTCTGCTTCTGAATATAAAGCTGCTATTGAAGCTGGAAAAACAAATTTAGACACTTCTGGAGATGGAGACATTCAAGTAGGAGATACTATTACCGTAAAAAAAGATGCTTCTTCGATACCAATGTATTATACATCAAGTCTAAAAACAGCAGATAGTGTTGGTCATGTTATATTCACATCAGCTAAAAAAGGAGCAAAAGCATATATTGCTAAATATAAAGGAGGAGACAATCCAGCTATCAAGTATGTATTTGAAGACACTGATAAAGGTGGATGGATTGGGTTAGCAGATTTTAAAAAATATTTTACAGGATATGATACAGGTGGATACACTGGAGAATGGAATTCAACAGATGGTAAATTAGCTTTATTACATGAAAAAGAATTAGTTCTTAATAAACAAGATACATCAAATATGTTAGAAATTGTAAAAAATGTTAGAACTTTACAAGATAACAATTCTAATTTATCTAGTTTAATTATGGAACAAGTTATGAGTTCTTTATATAGTAAAATGAAAGAAATTAAAAAAGATTTTATTTTACAAGATGATATATCAGCTTCTAATAGTTCAAATGAGAAAGAAACAAATATAGAACAAAGTGTTGTAATAAATGCGGACTTCCCGGCTGTAACAAATGCTAAAGAAATTGAAAAAGCATTTGACTCTTTAGAAAATATGGCTACTCAAAAAGCATACTCTACAAAGAAAAGATAGCGGAGGCGGGCACCCGCCCCCGCTTGGTTAGAGTAGTTTAATTATAATAATAAAAAAATTATTTTTATTATAGGAGAAAAAGGAGAGTAGTTAATTATGAAAGAAAAAGATATTAATAATGCTATTATAGGTGCTATTGATATATTAGTAAATAGAGCATTAGAATTAAGTAATTTTAATACAACTATTTATGGAATAATAGAAGAACCTATTGATGATGAACATAGGGGGTATAAAATAAAATATCAAGACTCTTCTATTATTGCATATAGTAACATAGAAAAAGAATATAAACCTGGTACTGGTGTTTATATACTAGTAACAAATGGAAATATAAACAATACAAAATTTATATTAGGTTCCATTCAAAAAGACTGTTTTAAAGAGGAGAATTAATTATGGAAGTATTTTTAATGATTTTACAAGCTATATTATCTATTGTTATTCCAATTGCAATTTCTATTGTAACATACGTTATAAAAAAATATGTGAATGAAAAAATAGATAATGAGCAATTAAAAAAAGCAGCAAATGTTATTACTGCAGCTGTTAATTCAGTTCAACAAACTTACGTTGATGATTTAAAGAAAAATGGAGATTTTACTTTAGAAGCTCAAAAAGAGGCTTTAAACAAAGCAAAAGAAGAGGCTTTAAACTTAATGAATAAAAAAGTAACTTCTGCTATTCAAAATAATTATGGAGATATTGAATCGTATGTAATCACAACAATAGAGAGTATTATTGGGAAACAAAAATAATTACAAGGGATAGTAATTAAATTACTATCCCTATTTTTTGTTTATTGGGCTATTTTATTTAATTGTCTAAACATAATAATTATATAAATTAGTAAAAACATTAAAGGAGGACTGTATGTTAGAACTATTAACAACATATTCTATATCAGAAATAATTGTGTTTGTTGTTATGTTAGCTATTGCTATTAAAGAAATAGTCTCTTTTTGTGACTGGGCGATTGGAAGGCTTAAAAAAGCTTTTAATAAAGAGGTTCAAGAGGATGAAGAAAAAAAGGGATTAGAAAATAAACTAAAAAAAGAAGATAAAAAGATAGAAGAATTAGCAGATAATCAAAAGCAAACTTATGAATATTTAGCATTAATAGCAAAAAAAGTAGATTTATTAATTGATTCTGATAAGAATAGTATAAAAACATGGATTACTGAAAAACATCATTTCTTTTGCTATGAAAAAAAATGGATTGATGATTACAGTTTAGAAGGTATAGAAAAACGATATAAAAATTATCAAGATGAAAATGGTAATTCTTACGTTGGCAAATTAATGAATGATTTAAGAGCATTGCCAAATAAGCCCTTAGAAAAGAATAAATAATAAAATAGAGAAAAAGGAGAAAAGTTTATGGCGATTGAAAAAAATTTTTACCCACCGGTAATTGATACATATATGCCAGCTTTTCCTATTGTAAAAGATGATGAAGGTAATGAAAGCGCAGTGATAAAAATTTATTTTGCGCTTTCTTCATATAACTCATTTGACCAAGTATCTGACTACGTACAAGTTATAGTAAGAAATCAATATACAAATCAGTCTTTATTGAATAGTACAAATGGAATTAAAGTTATTGATAAATTACAAATTGATTCATCTGTTAGTGGAAGTAATAAATATTATATTGAGCTTACTGAACAAGATTTTACAACTCAAAACTTTGAAATTAATCAGTATATGAAAGCTCAAATTCGTTTTACTAAAAAAGGAGAAGCTACCAAAACAAAAATAGAAGATATAGATATAAATTGGTTTAATACATATTTAGACCAATTTTCTGAATGGTCTACTGTATGTTTGCTTAGACCTATATCACAACCTAATTTGTATATATCAGAATTAGCACAAGACTTTACAATAGGAACTTTATCAAGCGTTTTTTATTTATCTAATTTGACAGATTTAAATGGAACTTTGACTTTTGCAGATGATAAAGAACAGGAAAAACTTGAAACATATAGAATTAGAGCTTATATAGATGACGATGAAGAAAATTTAATTACTGACTCTGGATTATTGTATGCAGATGAATACACTCCTAATATTTTTAAATATACATTTAATTATCAATTTAATGAAGATGTTAATTATAGAATTAATTTTGAATATACAACAATAACAAAATATAGTGATTCTAAAGACTTTTATATAAAAATAATAACAAGCGGCGGAAACCCGCTTAACGCAAAATTGTATACTGAGTCTCAAGATGATTTAGGAAGAATAAAAATTCAAGTAAAACATACAGATGAAAATGTTTCTGGTTTTATTGGGATTATTAATTTTAGAAGGACTTCTAGTGAAAGTAATTATACTGTTTGGGAAGATATTCATAAAGTTTATATATCAGAAGGAAAACCTTTAGATTATACTTGGTATGATTATACTACAAAGAGCGGAGTTTTTTATAGATATGGAGTCCAAAAAATTGATAATTTGGGCAGACGAGGAATTTTATTAAGAGAACTGGATGAAGAGGACAATCCAATATCTGCAATAAACTATTTAGATGATATTTTTATTGTTAGAGATGGAAAAATTTTATGCTTAAAATATAATCCATCTATTGATTCTGTTACAAGAAATGTAATGGAATCTGTAACTACTACATTAGGTTCTAAATTTCCATTTATTACTAAAAATGGAGTAACAAATTATAAAAGCTTTTCAATAGATACTTTAATTTCATTTTTTAGTGATGAATATAATTTAATAACGACAGATGAAAATGGACATAATAATTTTACAAATGAAAATTTATTTACTTCAAAAGATGAAATTTATTTAAATTCTGATATTGTTAATGAATATAATAAATTTAATACTGCTCACCATATTACAGAACAGAATGATTATATATATGAAAGAGATTTTAGAGAAAAGGTTTTAGATTTTTTACATGAAGACAATATAAAACTATTTCGTTCAACTCCTGAAGGCAATTTATTAGTAAAATTTACTGACATCTCTATTTCTCCAGAGCAAGAGTTAGGGCGCTTAGTATACACCCTTTCCGCAACTGTAACAGAAGTTTCCGACTATTCGGTTGATAATAATGATAAATATGGAGTTCAATATATAGGAGATATAGAACAAAATAGTGCAACAGAAAATTTTATAGGTCAAGTTTCTGGAATTTTTAAAAATACAGATTCTGTTATTGCTGCTATTGAAGATAAACATAAATATGAAAGTTCTTCTGATACTATAAATAAATTTAAAAATTTTACTTGGTTGAAGATAAGATTTTCTGATTCAACAGAGGCTCAAACTATATATTCATATCAAAATAACTTATCAACTATTATACAATCCAATAAAGCGACAAAAGTAGGATTAGGATATATAGTTAATATTAATAATAAAGATATTTTTATATCAAAAGAAAAACCTTATTATGAAATAAATAACTTAAATACTCCTATAACATCTTTATATTTTCCTACTATTGACCAATTATATGATGGAGGACCAACAGTAACTATAGACTATATAGTTACTATGGAAAAAGTTGTAGCAGAACAAAAAATAGTAAATAATATATTTGCTTATAAAGGAGTAGGTCAAATAAGAAAAACTTTTAAATATAATGAACATATATTATCTATTTTACAAAATAAATATCAAGTTAGTTCTTCAAGTTATTATGTTAAGTTATTATCTATTGATAGATTGGAAATTGAGGCGGAGGCTGGAACTGTATTATATATAAAAGATTCTATGGATAATAATAATTATTATAAACATATTTTGTGGAATACTAATAATATAGATTTTTATGATACTCAATGTGTGATTTTAGATGCTTATTTTGGAGGATTATATTTATCTATAGAAAAATTACATCAGGATGAAAAAACATATAATTTTTTATCTGAAATTTCTCAACCTGTTGAGTATGGTTTATATAAAATATCAACTAAACATTTAATGGGAAGTGATGACACTTTATCAGACATAGAAAATAAAATTTCTAAAAAGAATCTTGCATTATTAAGAGAAGAAGGGTTAGAAAATATGGAGGATTATAAAAATATTATTGTAACAACTGATGAAGATTATGATACATATGTATTTTTAGATAATAAATTTTATAAATTTGATACAGAAACACAAATTATACAAAAACCAACAAAAGCATACGTGAATTATACATATGAAATAGAGAAAGGAGAATATTACCATGATTAATGATTTTCCTTATTTATCTGATAAATTATTTTTATATCAATTAGATTTAGAAAAAGTCAAAATAAAAACCGTTAAAATAATTATTTTAACAAAAGAAGAAAGAGCTATTGCAGAAGTAACTGGAAGAGTTACTTCTGGTAGCATTAATATAGATGGAAGTTCAACAGTAAGGAGAACTGCTAGTTTAGATTTTGTTGCTGATAATCAAGATACTGACGATATTGATTTAAAAAGTTTGTTTGTTATAAATAGAAAAGTATCTTTACAAGTAGGAATACAAAATACTTTAAAAAGAGATTTTCCTCAATATTCAAAATATGACCTTATTTGGTTTCCACAGGGCATCTATGTAATGTCTAGTCCTTCTTTCACAAATAGTGAAGATGGATTAACTATATCTATGTCTCTGCAAGATAAAATGTGTTTATTGAATGGCGATTGCGGAGGTACCTTTCCTGCATCAGTATCTTTAGATACTTATGATACATTAGACCCAGAGACAGGAGCTATTGTAACGGAAAAAATTACAATTTATCAACTTATTACAGAATTAGTAAATCATTGGGGCGGAGAGCAATTAAGTAAAATTATTATCGATGGGGTGCCTAAAACAGCAACTATGGGAATGATATGGACCAGTGCTACAGAAGAAAGCGATGAAACAGCAGAGAGTGAAGAAGAATCAGATAATGATAATGATGAAGAAAATGAAGCAACTGAAGAGGATGAAACAACAGAAATAGAGCAAGGTATTTATTTTGCTATTGATAAAAATGGTAATGGAATATACTATATATCTGACATTGTAGAAAGTGAAAATGATATACCCGCTCCGCCGATTGAGGGATATAATTTTGTAAAAAATAATTTAAATAAATTTTATTTTTCAAAAGGTGATTTTGTTGGTGGAATAAATGATGATTTAGTTTATCCTACTGATAATACGGAAGGATTAACAGCTAATGCTGGAGATTCAATAACTTCAATATTAGATACTTTAAAAGATACTTTAGGTAATTTTGAATATTTTTATGATATAGATGGTAATTTTGTTTTTAGAGAAATACAAAACTATTTAAACACATCAAAATCAACAAGTGATTTAAATAAGCTTTTAAGTTCAGATAATGAAGCTTATTTAATGGAAATTGGTAAAGGTAATACATCTTATACATTTGATAATCCTGACTTATTTATTTCTTATGAAAATTCTCCACAATGGGACATGATAAAAAATGATTTTATAGTATGGGGAGAAAAGAAAGATTCCGAGGGTAATTCAACTCCAATTCGTTATCATTTGGCTATTGATACAATACCTCAAAATTGGGAGAGTAATGTTTATGATAATATGGTTTATAATGAACAAAATAATTTATTGTTGGTTAGTATTGATTATTCTAGTAAAGAGGATTTTCCTATTTTAGGAGAGGCGGAATTGGTTTATAGAGATATTCAAAATGATATGTTCTATCAATGGAATGTAAAAAATAAAGATTATGAAGATATAACTAAATATATTATAAAAATGAATTCAATAACTCCTCCTAACTGGAGAGATGACTTATATTTGAGTGGAGTTGAAGGAACTAGACATGGAGCGGATACTAATTATTACTATCTAGAATTAGAGCAGGCGTGGCCAGATTTTTATACCATAGAAAATCAAGAATATAAAGAAAAAACTGATATAGATATATATAATATAGATTATTATTTAGACATTATAGATAGTAATGCAGAAATTTCTAAATACAGCGTTGAGAATATAGGTAGGAGAACAAAAGCGTATACTGATAGTAATGTTAATTGTGTTTTTGAACCTGATATTCCAGACTATATTTTAATAAAATGTGATGAAAATTATCAAATAACAGATGAAGAGCAACAAAAAGAAATTGAAGAATATTTATTAGAGGGTCAAAATTATATTTTAGTGCCAGAATCTATATATGAAAACTTAAGTGAATCAAGTGCAATATGGAATAGCGCTTTTTATGCAGTTCGGGATTTATTATATCAATATACCAGTTTAAATGAAAGTATTACTTTAGATTGTATTCCTATTTATTACTTAGAACCAAATATTCGTATTTCAGTTTTAGATAAAAAAAGTGATATTAATGGAGATTATATAATAGAATCTTATTCATTACCTTTAGATATTGATGGTAATATGTCAATATCATGTTCAAGGGCTTTAGATAAGATATAGAAAGGAGATAAAGGAGAGTGTCAAAAACATATAATATTGGACAACATTTATATAGAGGAACCAATAATGATTCTTATGTTGATATAGAAAATTATTATTCTACACCAATAGCAATAGAAAATTTTAAAATTATGAATACCACCAGAGATGATGGTAATTATTATACAATTATCCAATTAGAGAATGATAATTATTTTGAAGTTGGAAAATGCTATTATTTTTATTTTGAATTAATTCCTTCTGATGCTAGTAAAAATATTTATTTAAGATATAATTCTGATGATGGTTTAGTTGATGATGATATTATCTTTAGAAAAATTACTTTAGAAAGCGGAATCCAAGATAAAACTAATAATGTAAAAACTTATGAGATTGTTTTTTCTCCCGCAAAAAAATGCAATCAAATTATTTTTCAAGTTGAAAGTTCTAATGTTTATATATCTAATTCATTAACTATTAACAATTTAGAAATAAGAATTGTTAATAATTTAATAGGAACTCCACTTGGAGATAATACAATGAGTAGTATTAAAGAATTAACTATTGAAGGTAATGAAAATATCTTTTTTATTTTAAATAATGAAGATATTAAGATTGGTCCTAATAATTATTATAAAATTTATGATGATTATAATATTACTTTTATAGGATTTGTTTTTAACAATCAAAATAAAGAAACCTCTTTTATTATGAATTATAAATATTAGGAGGAAGCAAAATGATACATGAAAATAATAATGGTTTTATTCAGGTGCAAGGACCTTTTGATGCAAATGAAATTATTTTTACTAATTTAGAAGATTATAATATAAAACATTTTAGAGTTCAAACATTAGCAGACCAAACTATAAATATTGCATTAGTAATAAATAAAAATTTAATTAAAGAAGTTTCTTTTAAAATTGGTTCTACCGGTATATTAGAATTTGATGATGTTCAAATAAAATATATAAAATTTAATCAAAAGCAGTCTGATAATACTTTAATAGATATTTTATTAATTTAAAGAGAGAAAGGAGAAAAATATGGCAACAATTAATGCGAGTATTAGACATGAATTTCCAGGACGTCCAGAATTTCCTGCAGTTACCGTAGACTGGGGAGCTGCATATGATGCAGATTATACTTCTATTGAAATTAAATTAACAACAGAAAATGATTTAATTGTTAATACTTTTAATGTAGAGACTAGTAAACATGTATATTATATGTATTTATTAAAAGATTTACCAAAAGCAAATACAAATTATAAAGTATATTTAACAGGTATATTGGAAGATGGAACAAAAGATGAAGAAAGTACTAGTCAAGCATATTCATTTATATCACCAGCTAATTTTGGTACTATGGATGGAGTTGTTTTTAAAAAAGATACAGAATTAGTAGAGGATAAGACAGAAACAGATTATATTTTTCAAATTGCTTGGGCGGCAATTACTGATTCTTATTGGTTAGATAAATTACAATCATATAAATTAACAGTATCTAAAAAAGATGATGATAGTTTTAGTAAAACAATAGATATAGTTAATGGTGGCTATTACAGTTTATATAACATTTGTGATGGAAATATATCTGCGGGAGAATATATATTTAAAGTTTTTTTCACTATGAAGAATGATTCTGAAGTTTTCACTTCTTCTGAAGTTGAGATAACTCAAGAATATGAAAAAGATAATCGTACTTCTTTACAAATAACAGACTTTTCCATAAATGTTGATGATTCAGACCAGCAAAAGTGTACTGTAAATTATACCTCAGAAGGTATTTTTGATAATATATTAAAGATATATAAAAATAGCGTATTAAAATTTTCTATTGAAAATATAACAAGCAATTTTAGTTTTTATCCTCATGATGGAGCTTATAATTTAGATGGTGGAACCACTTATTCTGCAATATTAGAAACAAAAAGGGCGTTTCCGCAGTATAATATTATTGAAACAAATACAAGTAATATAACATCATTTTTTCTAAATACGTGGATAGCACCTGTTGCTCCAGATGGATTATATATAGATAATAATTTAAGACTTCATTGGAGTCAGATTGACAACGCAAAAACATATACTGTAAAGATTTTACAAGGTTCTTATGATACAAGTAATAATTTTTATGATTTGTCTAATATATTACCAACATATATTGGTAGAATGGAAATAACTGTTACTGCATCTAATGATGCAGGGTCAGCTACGTCAGTGCCTTTTTATTATATAAATAGACCTTCTATGGTAACTGGAATTCAATGCTCTAGTTTAGATAGAGAAAATAATAACATTACTTTTTCTTGGACACCTCAATTACGTTCAGATGTTTATTATAGTATATATATAAATAATTTATTACTAGCATCACAATTATCTAATGCTAGTTATACTTTTGATTATACTAATTTTTTTAAAGATGGCGGTAGATATGTAATTTCTGTTGATGCGATAGTAAATAATATTGGAACTCAACCAATGGGTTCTTTAATTTATACTTATAAAGAAATAGATGT